CTGAAGATCAAGCCGAGTTGTTGTAAAAACATAATCAAGAACAGCCTGAACATCGGTTCCCAGCCCCTTTGCTACTTCCATTAAGGTTGTGCCGATGTTTTTAAATACTAAAGTCAGCATATCATTGACATTTTGATCAAGAGCAGAATAAACAGTCTCCGTGCTTACCCAATTTTTACTGAACCATCCTGTTTCATGCTCCGTTCCAACAACAGTGTATTGCTGAGCGGCAACATCGGCTCCGGCAAGAATATTTTTGATAATTGTCTGCCCAATTTCGATACCTTGTGTTTGAATAAAATCTCTCGTACCACCACCGAAGATGGCATTCATAAAATTCTTAGCTGTCGCAAGAATCCCTGATACTAAATCAAGGTTAAAAGATGGTGTTACCCCACCAAGAAAAACGTCTCCTGCACTTCCAGTAGAACCAAGGTTAATGCCCTCAGTAGAATTTATCCCGCCTGTTCTGACAATACTTGTGACAAGGCCGGTAATATTCGAGTTCAAATCCTTTAATTGATTATAAATAGCGGTCAGCTTTGTGTCTTCCATCTGGTAGGTATCTTCCATGAGTTTTAAGGAATTGGCGATGGAAGTTGAACCGGTTCCGGCTTCCGCGCCAAGAACTGTACTGGATGGAAGAACGGAAGCGGGAATTGAGGGAACCGAAATGTTTCCACTGGAAGCAATACCATACATAGCAAAAACACTTGCTAGAAGTCCAATCATTGCCGCTGCCGTAACAAGTCCAGTAGGCCCGACTCCAATAGAGGCACCAGTTATAGAAGCGGCCGCCGATGAAGAAATTAATCCGAAATTACTAGCGATGATCGTAGCATTCTTAGCTATGTTCATCGCAATTTCTGCGGCTTGGACTGCCTTTTTCGCATTCGCCAATTGCTGATATTCAGAGGAATCCTTGTCATAGCAGGTCATCGCGGCATCTAACGCTGCGCCGGCATTAGCGATTACTTGGTTGGTGTATTTATTATCCGTATCAAACTTCTTACTTATGGCATCTTGATACTCATCAAACGCTGTACGTTGATCTTGTGATGCTTTAGCATTAGCCGCGCCAATATCCCCATACAACTTAATGTTTGCTTGTCTTTCTGATTCAATTAATTTTATTTTTTTATCATAAGCAGTTTGTGCATAACCTTCAATTTGAGAATAATAATCGGCCTGAATTTTGGCGAGGTTTGTGGCTTGATTAGCGTCCAGCATTCCTTTTGTTGCATCATATTGTTCTTGAGTTATTCCACCCAGGGCAGTAGGATTCTTCCCTGCCTCAAGATTTTTATTTAATAGTTCAATTTCATGGTTATATCTGGTGGTAATGGCCAGCGTAGGACTCAAGGATTCAAGAAGTCGATCATATTCATTTTTAAGGTGTGCTAATTCATCCGCCTCTTTTTTCATGGCTTCGGTATTGTCTGCACGGTTTTTCTGAACTGTCAGAGTAACAACACCAGCGTCTTTTTGTTTTTTTGCTTCATCAATTAAAGCATAGGCAACTTCCCTAATCGCGGGGGGTAATTTCTCATATTGAGTTTTCATCTTTTCAGCATCAATAAGATTTTGCTCAAATTCTTTTCTTATGCCTTCTAAACCAGCAAGTCTTTGCTCTCCGCCTAATGCCTGCGCGGTCTTTTCCCATTCTTCGCGGAGTTTCTTTGCATCTTCAATGGCTTTTTCTGTGGCCGCCGCCGCCTTTTCATCGGCTTTAAGTCGGTCAACTTTAGCTTGGGTTTTTTGAACTTCAATATCTACCAATTTCTGTTGTTTAGCGAGTTCCACTTCTGTTGCCTTCGCCTGTACTTCTGGTTTTTCTAACCCCATATTTATTCGGTATTTTTTATCCAACTCAGCGGCGGCTTTTGTATCCGCTGCGGCCATTGCTTTATATTCATCAGCAGCAGCCAAAAACGCCTTTGCCTCATCTCCGGAATGCACAAAGGCAGCAATTTTATTTCTTGCTTCAAGCAGTTTATAAATAGCAGCGGATGCGGTTAGTGAGGCAGCACCGAGGTTTTGAAATACAGCGTAGAGTTTCTGCATTGCATCAATAAGCCCTTTGCCGATTTCTTCTTTTGTCTCTGATACTTGTTTATGGAATTGCTGAAGAGATATTGAGGCCTGGTCTTGCGTTCCTTTTAACTGAAGTGTTCTTAATTCCAGATTAGCCATTGCCAGATTATACAAGGCCATTTCGTCAACGCCGCTTGCTATCGCCTTCGTGACAAGAGCCATTTGATCTTTTGTGATAGCTCCCATTTTTAAGAGAGCCCGCGGCATTTTATTAGCGATAGCGTCTGCCATCATCTCAAAAGCATCGTTGACACTGACCCCGGCTATCTGAGAAGCGGCAATAACATTCTTTGAAAAGCGTTCGATCTGCGTGGAGTCGTAACCCATGACCATTAGCTTAACAGCTTTAGCCATCAAATCAGAATCATCAATGGTTGCGCGTGTCGCCTTAGTCATGTTATCGATCATGGCCTTGCCTGCTACACCGGACGCATCTGTCATTATTTTAAAGGATGATTCGACTTGAAGAGCCTTTGCGCCAAGCTCCATATACTGAATAGCTTTTTGCATGGCAGCGGCAAAAGCAACAACGGCAACGGAAACAGCAATCCAGTTCTGCTTTAATTTATCAAAGCCGGAGTTCATCGAGCCGGTAGCAGTTTCAACTTTCTTACTGGTATCCGCCAGCTTATTCAAGTCATTGGATGCTGCGGCTACAGCTGATGAATCTACGCGAATCGCTAAATTTGCAAGGTCTTGGCTCATTTTTTACTACTCTCCGTTAAATAAACTCTATCTAATTCCTTCAATGCTTCCACTTCCCACGCCATAGGGTCACTCTTTGTTAATTGAGCCCATGCTAAGATTTCACTGTATGTCAAAGCCCCTGGCCCCGCTTCTGAATATCCTCTTCCGCCTGACAGCTCACAAAACCATTGCCAAATATAAATAATGGCTGCGGGAATATCCACCGGCTGTAATTGTTCGGGCATACTTCCTGTTTGCCGGTGGACGATTTCTAAATGATCCCGCAATGGAGCCCCGTCCTTCTGCCGGGCGCTTAAAGCAAATTCGTGCTCTCCATATCCGATGAGGGCTTCGATAAGCCCTTGATAAAATTTGCCCTGTCACCCATGGCCGTGTCAACTTGCTCTTTTATCCACGGGAAACGCTCATACAGGTCAATGGCATTGTCCTTGTTGCATTCGATTACTTTCCCATTTTCGATAACACCAGACCATGACTTAGTGCAAGCGGCCAGCAATTCCAGACCGTCCCTTTCGACTTCTTCAATAGGGATTTGGACATTACGGAAGCCGCCGCCCTTTGTCATTTTTGCCATACGCTTTTTGCTCTGCGCCCGTGATACCTTCAAAAACTCATCACTGTCTTTGCCGAGAATGTTAATTGTAACTCCTAAATCCTCGTTAGTTCCCGGATGATAAATCTGAACATCAAAGCCCTCATTCGCCCCTTTCACCGTGTCAATGCTTGAAAGGTCAATCCCTTTTTTCTTCATAATACTTTGCCTCCTCCGTTGGTTTTAATTAAAGGCGGGAGTTACCCCGCCCGGTTGGTTATAAAGTTGAATCTTGTATCGACAACGTAGTTGCCAGATGATCCGTTGCCGTCGCACCTGTGGCCGGGCCTGCGCCCGTGTCGAACAGGGCTGTGAAGGGTAACGACTGAATCAAGCCCTTCTCGCCGTCGTCCTTAGAAGCTCCGCCCACTTTTACCCTGGACATTGAGAAGGCCAAGAACTCCGCATTCGGCAGGTTGCTATCTGTGAATGCCGCGCAAATACTGACTTCCGTTTCATTCTCAAAGTAATTCCTGAAAGTCGCATCTTCAAAAAACACGCTCATGTTACCCTTAACGTTAATCTTGCCATCGAAGATGTCCGGCTTTACATTCGAGCCGACAACGCCTTCACTTGAGAGGTTCCCGGCAACATCGAAGTCGAGGCCGGTAAGAAGCGCAATCTTCACGCCCTGGACATAAAGAGCACCATTGACAGCCGCCAAAACGCCGTGGGTATCAGCCGCTACAACTGCGGAGAAATAAGCAGCAGTTCCGAAGGTGTGATTTAATCCCATCAAACCGAAATCAATAGTGGCAAGCCCGGATGCTGGGAGTTTGACCGCCATAGTGTTGACCTTCACATCCCAGAACACTTCAGATTGAGTAATATCGCTGAAGCAATGCTCCATACTGAACCAATCCTCAGTGTGTGCCGATTCGGGAATCCACATCTTGTGGCCGACAACGGTACAGGTAACGGAATCCGTGGCCGCATCTGCAACAGGCGGAATACCATCAAGGCCAACAACCGTCATGATCAACTCTGTTAGAGCTGTGATCATAAAATTGTGAGCGTTGTTGTTGGTTGCTGATCCACCTGCCCACCCAGTCCACCGCACCACATCACCAACTTTAAATCCGCTCGTCAGGAAAGTTGCAGTTGCAGCGGAAGTGAATGTACCTGCCGCCCCAGTAGTTGGCGCTGCGGTAACATCTGTATGTGCGCCTGAATTAACACCCTGCACAGATGCTTGGCGAAGGATCGCTGCCATCAAGAGGCTATACGTGCCGGGAGAAAGTTCACCGGTAAGACTGCCCTCAATGCTCTGGACTCCATGCCGGAAGTCGCTGACTTGCCGGTTCGCATTGATCTCGTTTGACTGATACGTTTCTTTTGTTAAATTCATTGAACTGGTTACACGCCGAAGATACTGAGCCGTTGCCGTTGCCGCCGCCGCTATCGTCCCCTTTGCCGCTTGGGGGGCCAAAATTACTTTCTTTTCTATGCCACTCGCCGTCGGAGCCATAATAATCACCCTATCCTTTCAATCTGTTGAAGTGTTTTACGCGATTTCCAATATTGCGTTGTCGCCGCTGATAATTTCGCCCGCGTTTTTGGCGTAATCACCGTTCCCAATCTGTGCTTATTCCCCATCAAAGATGCCGAAACTGCCGCCTTATGTTCAGCGGTAAGTTTGCACCCGGCACGGTTTGCGTTGTCTTTTCTTGTCAGAACGTGGCCGACATGATGACCTTTATGAGTTGCACTCATTTTATCCCGCGTTTCTTTTGAATGTATCTTGCCCCTATTCGCCGCTGCACACTTCTCCCTCATTTCGGCGGAATGCTTAAACCCTAAAGGTGAACCGGCTGCTGGGGCGGTGTTGTAAATTCCCCGATCCCTGTAATAATCCATCCAGAATTGCTCGCGTTCGGTTATTATTTCAGGTATGCATTCCTCTATAATCGAATAGGTGAAAGCAGCCAGCCCATCCTTTGAAAAAGCCCGCTGCAAATGGATGCAATGATGTTTTTTCCGTTCAAGCAACCAAACGTGATCCTTGAGCCTTTTCTCAAGATTTGCGGCCTGTCCGATATAACGCTTACCGCTTACCGTATTCAGAATTGAGTAAATGCCAATCATATTATGCTTTCTCCTTTCTGGGTTTATTCCAGTAAGGACTTTTGCATTTTGGACAGACTCTAACTGCCTTTGCGTTTTTGCTTGCCCACTCATGTTCACACCTTTTGCACTTCAAGATTTTAATAGTCATTTTAATTACCTCCTGAAGTGGAGTATATTACTATAAGTATATTACTGTCAAGCAAATATATCAGCTTGCCATCTAATTTTAACAGGGACAGAAAAACGATCACCGTCAACCCTGCCAGATGAAATTTCTGGTGTAGCCATAACTTTAACCTTTATAGTCCCTGAAGTCATAGACAAACCCCTCTTAAAGGTTGTTCTTATTAATTGCGCCCTTGCCGCTGCCGTTGCTGTGCCTGCCTGAAGCGGGTACATGAGAGAGATTTGAAAAATCCCCTGTTCCCTATAATGTTCTGTCCCTAAAGTTGGATTGTCGGGGGTCGCTGGCAAAAGCCACGCTTGTTGATAAGCAGTTCCGGCAACTGGTGTATAAGGCACATTTTCCCAACTTGTCGGCAATGAAGGTGTCATACTATTAAGTTTTGCTTCAAGTGCTGCGCGAACGCTAACTATTGACACATATCCACCTTAACAATGCCTTTTAATATTTTATTTATTCCATCAACTTGACAAAGACATTCGCCCTGCTCTTCATCCGCCGTAATACATTTTTTAATTTCTCTACCATCGAGAAATACTTTAGCCAGATAGGCTTTATCATCATAAGCATAATCATCTTTATTCGCAGATATTCTCATTTCAACTCCGCCAATGCTTTGTTAATCATCATCTGAAACTCAACTCCCGTTAATGCGGCCATTCCATTCGGAGCTTGCCGACTGTGCCCTTCTTCTAGTGCCTGTATATAAGGCACCGAGTTTTGAATAAAATGTACTTTACCCGCCGCTTTCACCGGAATACTTGCCGCTATTCTGCTATTTGAACCGCTTCCTGAAGGATCAACACCGTCAAACTCCTGTACATTCTGCGCCCCTTCAGAATGAGACCAGTTTGCCCTTGCATGACCGCCAACATAACCAGCAGGAGGTTTTGATTCCCAATAAGTAGCATCGCCAACAGGCGTTTTCTCGATAAGACTTTTGCCGATATCGAGCACGGTTTTACGCACGACCTTGTCAGCATTATCGCCGCACTTCTTAATGAATTTGTTTATGTCCAGTGCAAAGGTTCCCATATTAAAATTTATACCCTATATTTAATTGAACTTTCGCATCGCCGGAAGAACTTACGTTACTGCCAAAACTCGCATCACCGTAAACTCCAACATAAACAGAACCTACCCTGGCAAAATCCCAGCGGCCATAAACAGAAGATACCGTGGCACCTTTTACGTCTATGCCCGCCCGGACGCCTATTTCCTTTTCATTCGCAAAACCAAAAAGTGACATTGGCTCTTGTTTAGCCACTATCTGCGAAGAACCTGTTTTTGTATTAAGAACGGCAACCGCATTGGTAGTTCCTTTATAAGCAGGAATGGCGGCTGTAGCGATTGCCTGTTCATCCGCATTGTTTTTAATCCAATCAGGCAGTTTTAACTTTTCAACAATGACTTCCTTTTCAATCGTAATGACTTCTTTGACCGGAACTTTTACCGTCTTGATTTTTGTTACAACCTTTATTTGCGGAGCTGGTGTATAGGTTGTCGTGTTCAGTACGCTATGCCCAGTTTTGTACCAGACATACACCCCTGAAACGACGGCCAGCAACAATAAAAAGCTAAGTATTCCGATTATATATTTCATTATTTATCTGCCCCCGTAACAGAACTGGTTTTTGTTTCTGTAGCAGTTGTCGTTGTTGTATTTGCTGCTGGCCTATCGGCAAAAATGCTGCCTACCTTACCAAGAACCACTACACCAGCAAAAGTCCAGACACCTGTTGGAATCTCTTGAATCGCTCTCATCCAAATACTTACAACACCCCATACATAAAGAATAGTAAGAACGGTAATTACCGATAGAAAAACACCTGAAGATACTGATGGGTCTTTTGAGTCCATCATCTTTAAAAAAAATTCTTTCATACTTTTACCCTCCCATCCTTGATGCAGCTCCAATGCCTGCCATAACCATTCTCGATCGCCCATTCAAAGAGTATTTCCTGATCTTTCTCCCGCGCTATATTCAGGTTGGTCATTCCGGCCAATCCCTTCATCCAATCAAAAGTTTTATCATGAAATTGATATAAACCTTTGGCTAGTCCATTATCTCCATTCTTAACATTGTGATTATTCCTACTCTCATGATACCCAACTTGATAT